GACAGGCCATTCAATCTGCAAGTGAAGTCACTATCAGCATCCTGCGCATCGATGACATCATCGGCAAGCGTGGCGAGTGATTACTGACGAGAAGCAGTAACTAATTCTCTAGCAAAGCGCCCGTAGGGAAACCTGCGGGCCTTGCTAGACTTAGATTTGGGTAGCGACTTTTCACCCAATTTGGACATATGCCCGCAAATCGGACATTCCTGAATTGTCGTACCTTTGCCGGAAAAGTAAACGCCTCTAATTACAAGAGGAATGCTTTTCTCTTTGCATTCCACGCATTCTATCTGCAATTCTGCGAGTAATTTACCCATAATATCAGGCCTGTAGTATTAGCAAGTGCCAATCGCTACCATCGTATGCGAATCTAGCATACTTACCATTGGCTATGTTGATATTGGCGGCGCTAGCATTGTCTGTCTTAGCGTTGAACACTGTATTGTAAGAGCCACTGGTAGATATGTTCCTAATTTCAATCACATGACCCGGCGGGAATGTACCGCTAGGTGTGAGTGTAGCGTGAGCGCTACCTCCATTGGGATTCACTAGCCATATGTTCGCTTGGTCGAAGATGAATGAGGTATTAGCGGTCACTATACTCAACTCATTGGGTCCGAGCCTATGCGTGTGCATTGCCTTGGTGCCACCTAATGTCTTAGATGCAGCATAATAGAGCATAGAATGGGAGTCAGGAGTATGACTTTGCCAAATGGCCCCGTATTCACTGTTAGTCAAATCACCGGATTCAGGCGAGCCGTAAAGTGCGGCAAGATCGGTGTGAGAATCTATGGCATTACCGGCAGTGTGGAATCCAGTACCTGTTGTTATACCACCCTTTGTCATATGCTGTAAATAGATGGGGCTGGTTCTGATGAAAACCCGCCTGTCGTGCAACACTGGACTGGCGTTGAGAGAAGCAGTTACATTTGCTGCTCCACCTGTCATCGTGTAGCGCAAAACACCTAAAACAGTCGATTGGTGATTGCTGCGGGTGTTCCCGATAGAAGGATTAGACAAGAATCCTGATGGTATCAACGGTGTACCCTGTGAAGGCACCACTGGTGTACCCATTTCATATCTAATTCTAGCAGTTGTGCCGCTATCTGAGCAGATATAGACTACTACAAACACATCACTAGTTGCTGTAGGAACTGCTGGAAGTGAACCATTGAAGTTGGCTGTACCAGTTGCACCTATTGTGATTTGCTGGGTAGCACCCGGCCCGCCTGCGAACTTGTAAAGTGCACCGTCCAGTACACACCATCCACCGTGAATAGTAACTACACCTGATGATGCAGTTTCTATGAATCCGGGTGTGGATGCCGCTATGCTGTTTCTTAGAGCAGTACCCACTGCTGTATCAGACATACGAATGATACCGTTGCCGTGTATTCCTTCGTATGGGTTAGTCAAACTAGGAGATGATAGGCCATCTCCGTCTTTCAATCCTTCTGCGCTGCTACTCATACCTGCAGCGGCCATATGTCCTGCCTTTGGGTTCGTCATGGTGTCACCTCAATAATTGCCGAGAATACAATTTCATTGTTACTCGTCTTAGTTATTGAATCATATGTATATCTTGCTATGGCCGTAGTATCGGTTGCATCTGAGGGGTTTTTGTACTGTATAACGACTTCTTTCAAAGGAGTACTAAAGGTGCTACTGAGTGGCACCTTGGCTTCTACTGACAAACTATGGTCGTCAATGACTCTAACCACGGGTGTGACTACGATCGCTGGCTGTGCAGCCCCTGCATCATCTTGGGTAGCCAGTGTTCCTCCAAATCCAAACACCACCTGATTGATTCTGTCTTTCAGCGTGTCAATTACATATCTTGTTCCTTGGTTCAATAGTGGCATATCAGCCCCTCCTTCTGTTTGAGAATGTGCCTTTGTTCATCTTTATCTTCAGATGGTCGTTTGCAGACTCAGGTAGCGAATCTGTAGAGATTTGGAATAGTTCTTCATTGTTATCAACAGCATGAGGCGAAGCAGTTGCGATTACTACAGATGTAGTGCCAGCACTGCTCACTTTACCTAGCAGGTTACCATTAGCCTTGTAGACAAATGCATCTGCTTTACCATCACTAATTACACTTGAAGTGAATATCGAGTTTGCATTGGTACCATCAGTAGTGAAGTTGGTAGTGCCGATAGCGTAACCTCCACCGTTATTGATTAGTATTCCTGTAGACTTCAAGTGCATTCTACCATGCACTGTGTTTCTATTAGGTACGCCAATCACGATACCTGCAGTTGGATCTTTGACATCTCTAGTTTCTACACGCCAACTAATTTTAACTTTGAAACCAAATGCCGTTGCAAACTCTTCTTGGCTGAACTGCCTGTTTCTTTCTTCGTTATCACGGGTGCTGGAACTGATGTCTACTTCTTGGAAGCGCTGTAGTATATCCTCTATAGAGCCGTCAACGGAATTGATGTCTATGTCCGATTTGCGCTGTGTCAAATAGTGCCTAGTAGACAAAACTATCTTCCTTTCAGAGTCGGTGATGGTTTCGTATGAGATTACATCTCCCGGCTGTACTCTGCTTGACATGAGTGTGCCCCTCAACTTCTCATTACCTTCTGCTTTCTTTGCCATAGATAGTAACCTTCGCCCGATTGCCTTAGCACTGGCTTTGGTTACTGCTGTCGGAGCATAAATGCCACCCGGTATCTCATTCACTGTATCTTTTTGCGGCCCGAAGTCGTCAATTTGCACTACATTTTGGTCGTTATTAGCACGGACTTTTCCCCGCACTACTACACGGTTGAGTGTACTTTTCCCCTCAGATTCGATAGAGCCTTCAGAAACCATTGTCTGCGTAACTATGTGTTCTCTGCCATGCTTTTGCTGATGAGAGTAATGTAAGTTGCCAAACTGATCTGTACTGACATTGTACCCGTCATGTTTTGCTAAGAATCGCATAGCACTAACACCGTCTACACCATAGAAGTCCTGTGCTACAAAAGTACCACTTGGGTTTTTGATAGATAATCCGTTTAGTGAGTTAGTACTGGCTTTGGCTAACCTGCCGACTAAATCAGTAGTGCGCAAACCGACATTTGCTTTCTGTCCAATCCGTACCTTTTTGTCGGTAAAACCAATTTGTTTTAATTCTGAGCCTTTCAGATTTCCAAGGCGGTAGCGTGAGCCTTTGTTGCTGGCTTCTATAGAAGCAGGCACTAATGCTTGGTCGGGATTATCTGCACCTATGATTAGTGGAGGCAAAGTGGCGTCAGTTACCTTACTGACCTTTTCTTCGTTGACGAAAATATCACCAGTGTACCTGTGGCCGTCACTGGTATTGTGCAATAATCGAATGGTATCTTCTTCTTCAATTAGAGAGTACTTTCGATCGTGAGTAGGCATGAAATCGCTAGATGTAGGTGCTTTTACTAAGAATCCACTTTGTTGTTTAGTGTACTCTCCATGTCGAACACCATTATCTACAAACTTAGGCTTGCGCACGACTTTCATAATCGCATTCTGTGCTGCATCAGCACGACCAGTTGCGAGATTCTTACCTAGTGCCAGCCAAATCACCCCAAGTGTTTTCTGTGTTCATTTCAGTTGTTGGTGGTAAACTTACCAATAATTCAGGAGGTATATTTTGTTGAATGTAAGCCTCTGCCCCTTCACCTATTAAGCCTTGATTTCTAAATTGGCCCTTAGTTTCAGCAACTGGTATTCTCATACCTATTAATTTTCTATTCTGACCCAAATCTGAAGTTATATTACCTTTGTAAGGAGCCACCCATGTACCGGGTTTTGACAAATCAAAAGGTATTACTCTGCCCATTTTAGCACCGCTTTCTTGTGCGAATCTAATATTATCCTCCCAATCCTGAGTTTCTTTATCTGAGTCTATTGTAGGTAGTCCTGTTTGAATCAAACTTTCATAGGGAGGGTGTATGTTTTTAGGCAAAGGGCCAAACCTTTTTTGTTGCTTATACCAATCTTTGGTAGGGTGTAGTCGCATCATAGTTACAGGACCGTATGGGCTTGGCAAGTCAGGGTGGTGTTCACCAAGCGTAGTCTGACGCTTTAGTAATACCCAAGCCTCATCCATTGGTGTCATGCCACTCACTCCCCGCTATGGTCGCCTGTATTATAACTTGCATCCCCATCACTACCCTTTGGATGTAGTGTTTGGCTGTGCCTCGGCTGCACATTGTAATCGCCTTCTTCATCATCAGGTGATTTACGACTTGCATCTGCTCTGAAATGCTCAAGTGTGTTTTCAGACATAACTACTCTTGCTACCGGAGAGCGGATGTCAGTCTTATCATACCCTGTTACATCGACACCCTCAATCTTAGGCCCCTGACTTGTAGGTACTGTTGTGCTAGAGCCGGGTGTAATCGAGTAGACAGGTGCATATGGTGGGCTACTAGGAGTACCTGTTAGTGCACCCGGAGCATCACTTATGAACAGTCCATATTTGCCTCCGGCTGTTGCTCTATAGAAGTTAGAGCCAACTTGGTCTGCACTGCTCTTCATTACAGGAGCAGGTCTGAAGAATTGTATGTGTTTACTGTCCAATACCTGAGCAGGTCTATACAAGAACTCTATCTTAGAATCAGTGAAATTAGTATTCTGTATAATAGGGTCGTGGTTAGCATCTTGGTATGGGTTAGACGAAGTAGATACACCTGTCTGCCCCCATCCCTTGACATCTAATACACCTGAATGCCTGCTCCATTCCATGATGTAAGTACCACCTAAAGGCCAGTATGCGTGTGCATTGGAGAATCTTGTAATTCCAGCAACCGGATTGGTGCTGAAGTTTAGAGCAGTCAGATCGAAGTTACCTAATGTGCGACTGCCACCAGTCATGGCTCCCCTTAGATTGGTTCTCTGCCCCACTTCTCTGTCAGTGTGCAAACTTGCTGCTTCCGTGGACATGATAACATACTCTCTGCTGACACCATCATTGAGTTCAGCAATAGTATCTACATCTAATCCCATTCGTATATCATCTCTAGCAACAGGGTCTACTAATCTAGTATCAGCAGTTACAGTTTCTACTCCTTCACCGACAGATGAACTTGGCTTGAGTAAACCATCTTCGTCAGCCAAATCTAATCTTGCACTGATACCTCTATCTATTTCGCTTGCCTGTAGCGTTTCGTTGCTTGGTCGAACCAATCCCTGTCCAAACGCAGGCTCGGCTGTGCTATGGGACAGGACTAAGCCTGTAGCCTCGTGTGTTTCGCTGACATCCATGAGCATACTTTCATTGAATACTGTAGGCCAGCGAACCCCTCTTCCATCTCCTCTGTCACCGACACGCATAGCGCTGGCTGGGTTAAACCAATCCGCAGTGCCCATGTTACTTGCATCGTTATTGGCAGTGTTGGCGTTACCACTGTAGCGGTCATTTCCGTCACCACCAAACAAGTCATGTGCTGCTGGTCTATGAGTTACATTGGTGTCTTTGTAAGCATCTTCAGGATCCCAAGATGGCCTAACACCAAATCCTCTAACAGGGAATCTGCGAACATCTTCTCCACGAGTATTGCCCCACCAATCCACTAGGTAGTATCGATGCGCATTTGCTAATTCTGAAATACCTTTACCAGCATGGTCGCCCGGATATTCTCTTCTGACTGTAGATGCATTTCTTATGGTTCTTATAGCACAACCAAACGGCTCAGTCATTCTTCTACCGTCACTGTATCTGACCTGACGCCCGATTTGGTCTTGGTTCAGCAGTGCACTGATTTGAGTCAATCTCTCAAGTATTCCTATGTAAGTAGCATTGAATGTTATGTCTGATTGAGAGCCAGTGTCCGTACCGACATAATCCCACCCACTTGACTTGGTGTCTTGTTGCACGAATGGGCCATGGTAGTAACCTAACAGGGCGTTTGCATTAGCAACTTCTAACCAACCTCTGACATAGTTAGCCCAGCGTGGTCTATTGTATGCCTGTCTTATTCCAAATCTATAACCGAAACAGTAATTGCGAGCGTATGCTGATGCTGATGTCATCTCTGCGTATGTTCTAGTTCTGACTCCAGTATTGTCATCGAATCCACCACATTCCATTCCATGTGTTTCGCCACCCCAGCCAATCAATGCTGTTGCATAAGATTCTAAACGGCTTACTGCGCCACCACCGTGCGAACCACCCGACCAAAAGCCTGCAAAGTTATACTTCTCTGAACTATCTGTACCACCTTGGTGATTCAGAGTACCGGAACCATCGACAAGTGCATCTATTTGTGCAGCAGTGTATATCGATCCATCGTGACTTAGTGCTGTACCGCCATCATTGTCATGGTCGTGAGGAGGCGCTACCCACTTCATAGCAAAGCCAAACGGACCCTTGCTAGCGACATAGTTGAAGTCGTGATAATGTATAGTTTCAAAGTGTTCAGGTAAATGGTTGTAAGGCTTTTTGTCTACAGGAGTATCTGCTACTCCGGTCTTGTCATAGAAGTTACGAGTGCCACCTGTAGCAGTGTCGCTGTACCAAGTAAAAGGTCTACCTAGATTTGGATGCCACATGCACAAGTAAGCATCAGGCAAGTGTAGGCTGTTCGTATCACCTGTGCCATCAACTAATGATTTACCAAATCTCTCTTCCAATTGTTTTGGAGGGAAGAGTCTAGTCGCTATGCTGGATTTGACATCTGTGTAAATGCTATCAGAAGCGTATGTGTTGTAAGGTCTAGTCAATTTCAAAACAGCGTTTGCTGCAAGGTTTGCCCAAAACTCTGCGCTACCTGTTACACTCTCAAATGTAGTAGATACACCCAAAGTAGCATGTGCTAAGGTACCAGTACGGTTGCCATAAGTAGCAGTATATGTTATTCCATTTTTAGTGTATTCCAACTGTTCACCATAATACGGATCGACAGGGAATAAGTCGTTATTATCAACTGTAATTGTAGAGCCTCCGCTGTTAGTGGCGAGCACTACGCAAGTAGGATTCAAACTTCTATTACGCCTATGTACTTCATAAATGTCCATGAATGAAGTAGGATAGCCAGCGATGGTTAATTGTGCGCCCACGCAACCATAAGACATTCTGCAGAACTCGTAGTAGTTGTCAGGCTTGTGCCACTCTAAGTGCTTGAACTTGTTAGCACCGCTAGCAGTAGCACCGTCTTTGTGCAAGATACCCCACCAAGGAATCGTAACTGTGTAGCCCGGAGTAGCGCTACTAAACATTCCCGGCTTGTAAGGTAGGCTTCTTCGACTCAGTGAAGGAGATGTAGTTTCCTGTACACCTAACGGGTTGTAAAGACCTAAAGAGGGGATATTTGCAAAATGGCTACCGGAATCCGGCTCTATGTCGAGTATGACTTCATTGATAATTACTTCACAACCTCGTACATCAGCCATAATTGCTTCAGACAAAATGAGCGTGTGTGCGCCGTTTGTACTAATGTCTTGCTCGATTGCAATTACAGTGTTTACTTGTTGCCCAGTCAATTCAGTAACTTTATCTCCGCTTTCAGAAGGTGCCTTAGCAGCATCATTGTGGTTCAAATGGAAACCTTTGAGTTGCTGCGCAAATACATTCGGCTGTATCACAATTTGATAAGCACCGACTTCCATCGGATCGGGGAAGTGGTTGTTTAGCGTATATGTACCAGCCGCTTCTAATACTAATTCGTGTCCACCAGCAGCATTCTTGCTACCTGCGTCACCCACTGATGCCGCTATACCATAGCCCTCGTACTTGACTTTAGTTTCAGTCAATAGTGTAAATCCTCCACCGTGTATGTCAGATGGAGAGAACGCAGCAGTTGGTCCTGAGAAGTAAATGTAAGGGTCACGACCCGGCTCGTGCGTAGTTGTAGTTGCAGTTGCACTGGTTCTCGTACCTTCATTTGTACCAATCAAACTATCGATTGCAGGTGAATTGTTAGAAGTTCTACAACTTTGATTCAACTGATACAATCTTTGGTATGCAGGGTGAGCATAATGACCCGGCATCAAAGCCATGGTTGGATTGACATAATGATGTCCCATTCTTGGAACAGGCATAGGTGTCATCTTTGGTTTGACGATATTAGCATGTGCAGTTGATGGCCTAGTCATGGCACCTGTATTTGCAGGTAAAGCACCGTACAGTGTGAACCAATCTGTAATTTTCATATCAGGACTTGCACCGCTATATTCGCTGTGGTCCCGTAATCTACGAGATGCAAATATACGAGTGCTGCCTGCAGGCATGTAGTAACTTGGTACAACTTTGAGTCCAGTTTTACCTGTAACAAACTCTACAAAGTCAGGGGAATAAACTACTCCTGTAAAGGTGCTTCCTGAAACACCAGTGTAAGAGGCTACTACTCCTTTGTTAGTTGTTGGGTCATAGACTCTTAGGAAGTATCTGCCCCCGCTTTGCTCTGATGTATCTAACCAAGTAGCCGACTCAGGTGCACTACCGACTGTAATGACAGAGCCACTATAACTAGAATATACCAATTCATCTACATCATCTCTGTGAGTCATACTCACGCCCATTTTCGTTACATGGAAGTACAGGCTTCTATCGTGCGGCTCATAAGATGTAGACAATGGCTTGTTATCTGTATGGTCTAGCCAACCTTTAGATGTAGAAGCAGGGAAATTGAGTCTATGTTCATGTTTAGCAATAGATACATCTGTCAAGTCTTGACTTAAATGCTCCCAACCATTATTCTCCCAAGTAGGCCAAAGGCGAGGGCCTGCGTATGTATTGTCGAATATTTCCTTAATGTGCTGTACTGGTTGCGATGGGTGCTGAAGACCACCTGAACCAATAGTTTCATTCTGATAGGCTTGAATGCGATCGAATCCGGGTCTGACAATTATGTTGCCCGGTATTTCATCAGGATTAGGTAGCCTAATCTTCATGTTAGGGGAAACACCCGTACCTGCCAATGCTGGGGCAAGACCTTGTATTTCTCTATCACTAACATGCCTAAAGTCCATGATGACTGTACCTAACGGAGAGCCACCTTCTAGTCTGTGCTCTTGGCCCGTGTCATCTACAACTGTCATGCTTTGGAATTGCATCTCTTCGTTTGGAATCATCAATGCATTCTTGATTTCTATTGGATGCTGTTCTGCCAACTGCGGGTGCGCCAATTCTTGCGCTTGTATAACAGGGAACATTGCAGAGTTTGTAGATTCAAAACTAAACCTAACATTACCTAGTACCTTTTCACCCACTAACTTGTACGAACCGCCGTCCTTTCGCTTCACCCATGGAACAGCCCCTAACCCTCTAGCATTAGCGGCAGGCATAGTTAGGCTACCGCCATCCATGCGCTTCCAAACTACATGTTCAGCCGAGAAGTTGCGAGCAGCACTTCGCTTTTGATAATAACCAAACAATCCGGGGTGAGGCATAGCAACGCTACTCGCTGCTGCAGGATTTAGGTAGTCCTTTAGGCCACTATTACCAATACATTCTACTCCATATGTACCAAAGTCCTCGTGGAAGTTAGAACCTTTGACTATACTCTCATCCCAATACAAATCACCAGTAGGGTGTAAACAAGCGTTAGCCTGCACCATGTCACCCGATTGTATTGTACGATGCCATTCTGCATCTGACGGGACAGCATTAGTTGCCGGATAATCTGTATTGTCAAACGGTCTAGTGAAACCAGTGTGCATCTGTGCTTCTACACGAGGTCCAGCGTTAGCGTAAGCAACATATCTCGATTTGTTGTGCACTTTACCTGTGTCCCATTGAATTGTACCAGCGTGTAAAATGTTACCATTTTCTTTTGCCATCAACCAATCGCCTGAACAAAGTATTCCATCTCTGTCTGCTTTGGCAATGAGTGGCAATTCACTTTCATTTGTGATTGCAATGAGGTGCCTTGAAGATAAACCGTTTACGCAATAATCGGAGAAAGTTGCCGTAGCAGTATCGCCAGTGCCCACAGGTGCAGATGATGCTAAACAAGTTTCAGCAGCACCATACGGGTTGAACCCAAGGAACGGATGCCAAGCGCCAAGTCCAGCAGGGTAGACTCCTGAGCCTATCTGAGTACCTGTGTAAGAATTGAGATAGGAATAGGCTTCACCTGCCCAACCCACTGCACCGATTGGTTTGGTTCTGTCTATTGCATCAATTAGACCATTGTAGTGTACTTGACACATGTGATCTCGGGCAGTTACGGAGTTGTCGTTATTGTGCCTGTGCGTACCGGCTTTGGTCCAAACATACGCCTTGTAAGTATTGTCTATCGTCAAATCCCTCATGTTTGTAGGGTCGGTTACATTAGAGTTAGCAATGACAGTATTGATTGAAACTCTAGCATCGCCTGAAGAGCCACCTTGTTCAATAATCACCAGTTCTCCTGCTACATAGCCTGAGCCTGCATTAGTGATTGCGACACCTGTGACTCGACCTGCACTTACTGATGTTATTTCTACAGTTAAGCCAGTTCCGGTACCCCCTGATGTAGGTAAACCTGCTGCTGTAGAATAGCCGCTACTTCCCGGCGCTGCAATCGCTATAGCGGAAGGTGTACTAGCGGCTGGACTTTTACCGAGTGTAAATGTAGTATTAGGTGCACTTATCGATTGACTGATGTAAGGCGCATAACCTGAGTTCGCACCATCACTAAACCTAAGCCAACCGTAATCAGGAAGCGTGGTCGCCACACTAGTCACCCTAACAGAAGCAGCAGTGCCTCCTGATTGAGCAGTGTACTGGTTTACTGCAAGTTCTACCCAGCCATATCGGTCTTGCTTGTGTGCGTTTTGCATAGACGGAAGGAATGTACCACCTATAGCCTTGAGCGGGTCTTTGCCGGGGAATGTGTTGATAGATGCGCTGATAACCGCCCCTAACTCTTCTGCGTTTTGTACACGGGTAGCATCGATTAACACTATGTTTTGGTCGCTCACTTGGTCGTCTGCAGAGCCATATGCTGCGACATAAGCCTCCGCTAATAACCCACATGGTCTAAACGCAGACACATTGTGTTTGTTAGTACCACCTGTGGCTAATCTACCATTTTCAATTGGGTGCTTTGGATTTAGATTTACATGGTTATCTAGGAAATGACCGCCCGGATGATAGCCTCCATCCATGTGCCAAATCACAAAGGCTTTCTTTGTAGCAGCATGCGAAGCACTCTCTAAAGTATTACCAGCCAAATCGGTGAATGCGTGATTGAAAGGATGCGCTGTTGGCGGGAATGTAAGATGCGGAGAAGTAAAGTCTGAGCCTTCATAATAGAACGCCCTGTCATATGTTTGTGCAAAACTATCTCCACTGCTTGCGTGTACTGCTACACTTGGGAATCCCTTAGTTGGCTCCCAATTCATATCATAATTAAAAGCGCTAAGTCTATTCTTTTGGAAGAAAGTCGTCCTTGGTAAATGAGCAGATGCGGTCAAAGTTCTATTGAATCCACTAACTGAATCGTCACCATTAGCCAATTGATTAGGTAAGTAAGATTCATCAGACACACTACCACCTATGTAAATAGGAACAGCGCTATAGCCGTTACCTGTAGTTACTATGTTCGATCCTTGCGGCTCAAATGTAGCACTGTTGTGAGGGAAGGCTTGGCCCGGACCAAACACCATGTAGATAGTTTGGTCGTTAGTATCTCCTGAAGAAGTGTACCTAGCGTGTGGATGAGCAAATCGTAGTATAATAGGACTTGGTAAGTTTACAGAAACTGTGTTTGTACTGTCAGTGTAAGTTGTACCCGTGGCTTTGCTATTTGCACCTTTAGCCATATCAAACGGCAAAATGCCATCTTGGTTGAATAGAGGCGGGTTGTTTTTCCCTTTATGGTCGTCTAAGTATGGTGTACCGGGGAACATAGCCAGCATAGCGTTAGTATCAAGGAGAGCATAAGAGCCAGCGATTTCTCCGACATTTTGTAGTCCGGCAGAACCTGTTGGGCCACCAGCATAAGGGTGCGTATAGAAATCGCCATAATCATTCTGAGTGCCGTCATTTACATCCATGACTACTCCGCTGAAGCCACCACCAAAGTACAACGGTACCCAGTGGTCCGGGCTATCTCTGCCGCCTCTAAAGTAAAGGAATGGGCTGGACATTTTGCTTCCAGCCCTACGGACTCCATCGGTTTTCATTCCGTTTTTGACATCACCGTTTCGCATCAAAATATCTGTGTTTCCACAATATGATGCAAAATTAGCGCTAACACCTGTAGCCGCTCCGTAAGTAAGTTTGGTTTCAACTGCCGCACCGGGTTTACTAACGACTTCTGCATACTCCTCTGAACCCCACCAAATTGTAAATCGCTCGCCCCAAGCCTGTGCGTTGTCGGAACCCGGTACGCATATTGAGTACAAGTAACTGTTGCTATGAGTGGTTAATTCAGTACCACTGTCAGCACTCAATAGAATCATAGGGCTATCGACCTTTGGAATAATGTGGTCGCCCGCTATGCTAGTGTAATTGTCACCACGAAGGTTTCTTTTCCATGTCGATGTATCAACAGGGTTGTTTTGGTTATCGACTAGTATAGGAGTGGCAGTATTAGCGTTAGTCCCTCTATAGCGAGTGGTAATGTGTAATACAGTTTCAGGGATATAACCCACATCTAATCGTGTACCGTCATCTCTTTCACTGTCACTAAGTCCACCAGTGTGCTTCGTTGAAACAACGGCGTCACTACTTGCACCCTCAACTAATCCCCAATCCTTACTTCTCGACACCTCAAACAATTTGTTGAGTGGTGTTTTGACTTTAGCATTAGACCGGACTTTGATTGCTTTAGGACTAACTCCCCATTCTGCAAGCGTCTTGCCATCGGGTGCAAACATATGCGTACAGTCAAAGTAGTTACCATCCTTTGTTGGGTCAGCATTCATAGCAAACTCAACTGCCGCTGCAATCACTTCATCAGTCAGCACACTTGTAAAATTGATTCTTGGACTGATTAACAACCCCTCATTACCAGTTATAGCACGACCACCTGTACAGCCATAGAAGTAGTGCTTGTTAGATGCACCAGTATCACCATCGTGGTCGTAATGAGATCGGCTGGTGTAATGAATTGTAATTCCTTGGTCGCCACTGGTACCGGCATCATCTGTTAATTGCAACACTCCCGACTCAGGGAATCCAAGATAGCCCAATACATCAGGGTGAGTTAGTGTATCTCCTGTGCTGTAAGGTGCAGTAAGGGTGACATCTAATGTAACCCCTGTACCAGCAGACTTGTTACAAGTTGCATGTATTCCCACAGACGGCGAAGGATAGTTATTCCAAAGATTACCTTTGTATGACTTAGCAGTACCGCCACTCTTTTCGCCGCACACTTCACCTGTACCAACCATGTGTTTACCAATTGTAAATCCACCTTGCGCTACATCTTTGTCATCAAAGTAAATTACAACCTCTTCGTCAAATGTAGGCGGAACCATTGTTAAGTCGTTACCAAATGGCTTATCACATTCTTTGTACACCATTCTGATAGTATGATTGTTGCCGATGTGGTCTGTAAATCTAAATCCGTATAGGTTGCCGTCACCTATGTTATCGGGTTTCATTTGCTCTTCAGGAATGTAACCAGTTGGATTGCTACTTGTATAAATCGTGCTACCTAACATAGCGGTAGCGGCGTTAGATGCGTTGCCATATATTGCTTTGAATCTAGCCTCTCCATCTCTACCCATACCCCATTTACCAGTGTTAGGTGCCCAGCCCGGAATACCAGCCTGTGTCAAGCCACCAAAATTAATGCGGGCCTTTGCTGTGGTTCCAATCCTGAGTCCATCCACCATTGTAGAAGATGGGCTTTTTGTTTCAAACGACTCATTAATGACAGTGTTTGAGTTTCTACCCGAAGCGTTTTCACGGAATGTATCTGTCTTTTGTGTAGAACTAGCGACAGTTTCAGGACCAAGACTTAGATTGTTTTCAAACGAGTCTAATGTTTCTTCAGGCGGTATGAACTCTTTGAGGGTAGTGATTGGTGCAAACGGTCTACCAAATCTATTGATTGGCATGGGCGCAGGGTGCATGTTTTCTCCAGTCATCTCATCAGGTTGACACCAGTAGTTACGGAATCTGCCACCATGCCCTATCAAATACTGTGGGCGATAAGGACTCTGCGCACGACTGTTGTCTAACCAAACGCAGAAGTTTCTCCCCTGTGCACCCGGCACTGTAGAATGTATGACTACAGAGAAGCCTTCTTTGCCATTAGAGTCTAACATGACCCTACCAAGGTGAGCACGGACATACCCCATGTGGCTACCTTTGTCGTGACTAGAGAATCCTTTCTTGATATCCCAAAATGGCGCAGGGTCGTGAGTAGAACCTGTGCTTTTACCTAAGTGTTGCTCTGCAGTTTTCTTAACATGCGTTCTACCATTCTTAGCACCGGCTTGGTTGATTAGTCTAACAACTTCAAGTGCAGCAGATTCTATGTTAGTGACACCATCTCTTAGTGCCACCTCACCAAGATCGACTGTCAAGCGGCGCACGAAATCCATCTGAGTCCAATGGTCTAAGTGTTGTAGGCGAGATTCTTCATGCCCGCTTAGGTCTAATGCTGA